ATTCAAGATTACTAATATTATTATTTTCCTTATTCCCATCTATATGATTTATATATGGTTTGTTATCCGGATTTGAAATAAAATATTCTGCTATTAATCTATGAACTTTTTTAAATTTACGAATATTGTTTTTTGTAAATGGCACTTGTAAATATCCACATCCTTCTATTTGGGGAATTAGTAGTCCACCTTTAGTTCCTTTTCTTCTTATAGAATAAACATCACCCCTTTCATTAATCATATAAAGTCCTTCATATCCTTTTACATCTTTCCAATTATCCATTTATTAAAGCATTAAGTGATGGTTTTCCTTCTTTTTTAGGTAATAATTGACTAGTAAGTTGTTGATTTGATTGTGCTTCCATTAACTGTGACTGTTGTTGATTAGAACCTTGTTGTAACTGTTGTTGCTGTGGAAATACTTTATTTGGATCCTCATTATTTACAATCGCAAACCTATCTGCTAAATATTGTAAATTAGGCATATAACCAAAAGGTGCAAATATAGCTAAGGTTTCCTTCAAAAAATCGGTATATAAAGCCTGTTTAGTAAGAGAACTATTTTTTTCTGTTGGTACAGAATTAATCTCCCACCTATATTTAACATTTCGTAAAATCTTTGGATTAATTCTATTTATTCTCACATTCCTATTTAATTTCTTCTTATATAAATCCTCCTCTAACATAGTCTGTTCATCAGTAGGTAACTCTTCAGTAAACTCAACAATTCGTTCACCCTCCTGTCCGTTTTCTAAAGTATCTTCAATAGAGAATTTTCTATATCTACCATCCTGTTTCTCTGTCCAGTTACTTAAAATATTATAAAGTCTCAACCACGACATCCTATTCTCAAGATTAATCACACCCAACATAGCCATCCCAATCTTAACCATAGACCTCTGCTGTTGTTCAACTATTTGGCGTGCAGTAGCCTTAGTATCAGGTGCTTGCCCTTGAAATATTGAATCAGTTGTATTCTCATCACTAACCTGCTTGACAAATTGCATCATATTAAATTCAGCAGGAGTTACACCACTTGTATCACCAATAGGTTTAATCTTATCTGGATCAAGTCCATTAAATATTCTTGAAGGTAAATAAATTGACTGTCCTATTTTCTGGCCTGTCATATTGCCATAAGAAGGCGCATAACTCTTTCTAGTCTTTAAAACCATTAGTCTAAACATCTCATCCATTAAAAACTGTGGAACTCTATTTTTAGCACCAACACCTCTTGACCAGTAAAAATCTATTGAAATAGGCTCACAATCCCCTCTAGCTATCGGATATTCCTCTATCCCAAGTATAGAACTTAAAGGAAATCCTGCTGGCAACATACATACACCATTTAATAAAACCTGATATGTATTAGTCCATTTATTGTAATACCTAATCTCTTCCACTTGATCTACATCAGTAGAAATCATTTGATAATCATTATACGAACTGAATTCTGAATCAGCCATTTCAGGAACAATATGTGCAGTAATATTCTTAGGAACATATTTTAAACGTGTCCAGCCTGCATACTTAGAATCAGTCTCAGCCCTAGTTATAACATTTCTCAAAACATAAAATGGCTGTAACTCAACAAAATACTGTCTAACATTACCAGGAAATACATTCAACCCTGACATTACATGTGAATTACATTCATAATATGTCTTATTTAAAAGCTTTTTCCATTTTATCTTAGCCGGATTAACACCCTCATTCCAATCAAACTTCTCAAGCTGTTTCTGTGGTATCTCATATCCTTCCCAACATTCCTCAACATGTACATTCCCTGTACTAACTAACTCTAAATACGCCAAGGGTCTTTTAACATCCCACACTGGCATTTCAAGTCTGCGACTCTTCCTAATCATCTTCTCAACTAACTCACCTAATTCTTGTACCTTCAAATTATCTTCATCATAAGCCGTTATATCAGCTTCAAGATTATAATTCAGAAGTGTATTAACTAAAATATTTCCCTTTTCACGAGTAGTACCTGTGACAACTTTAACATCTTCAGCATTTTCTTTTGGCTCATTATAAGCCGCAGCTGCTTTTCTAGCCTTCCAATACCAGTTCTCATAAGTCATGTCATCAAACTCAGCAAAAGACAACTGTCGCTGTTTAGCCGCATTTGCACAATCATTAATAATTCCTGCACGAGCTTTTAGCTCCTCCTCGGTATATGGAACGGAAAGATTTATATCTTCCATGTATGAATGAGTTATAACTTGTAATTATTATAAAACTAACTTTCAGAAAAGTAAATGTATTTTATAACGCATATCTATCAAACTTAGTCTCATACACCTCTTCATATTTGATAGGTTCATTATAAGCAACAGCGAGATAACGGCTTGAGTCAGCAAAATTTGAACTCCAGTCATGGAGTGGATTATTCTTAAATACTTTACGAACATCATCCCATTCTTTATGATAATTTTCTAATGATCGTAAAAGTTGCGAGCATTTAGTTTTATCAAACCATATCCGATTAAATATTTTTCTAAGTTGCTGAATCCCATCATTAATCTCAAGCTTAGGTACAATCTCAGTTCTGAATCCAGCATCATCAAACTGTTGCTGGATAGTTTTTTCACTCTCCATTCTCCCAGCCTTGGCATCATGTGGTAGATACATCACTCCGTATCTATAGTTTCGTTTATCGAGTTCTTTGCAATAAAAGGCCACTGACTCGCCAGTATGTTCAAAAGCGTCTACAATGCGTATTTCCTTGCCAATCCATTGAGAGAAGATAATTGCCGTTGAATCATTCTTCCCTAGATCAAGCGTTAGATTAACTGGAACATTTGGATCAGCAGGTACATTACAAATTCTACCTTCTTTTTCTGCATCTAGTAGTAGACTTGAGTAATATGAACCAAACGCACCAACTGAAAACTCACAGAAATATTCTTGTGCAATCATATCATCTGGCATACCTTCGAGTTTTTCTTTTCGTATATCTTCGTCAGTTAAAATTCCAGTATCTTTAATTGTTAATTTTTGTGCAAACCAATCGGGTAATTCTGTAGCCATTTTATACATATCGTATGCAAAATTCTTTCCATTAGGTGTAGTCTGAAACACTCCCCATCCACCATTGACTTTTAAAATTGGTTTAATTACATCCCAGGCCTGTGGATTGTGAAATGCAAACTCACTAAACACACATCCTCTAGGGTTAGTACCACGAATTCTATCATAATCATCTGTCCCCACTAACTGCACAATAGAGCCATTCGTAAGCTCTAACTTCATCTCAGTGGAATTTGTATTCTTAACTATAGCATTAGGTGCATAATCTAAAAATTTCATCCCATCATTCGTCATCCCATCCCATATAATCTTTCTAGCTTGTGAATATGTTGGTAATAAATAATAATACAATCCTTTTTCCTCAAACGCTCTACGAATAATATAATTCCACAAACAAATATCTTTGCCACTGCGTCTGTGCCATAAAGTAAAAGCACGTTTCACGCCTCTATCTAGAGCTTTTAAAAGTGGTAATTGGTAATCTCTTGGCTTAAACTTATACGGAAGATCAATTACCTGAGTTCTCATCATATTTGCAAATATTTATAACTGCCGCTTGTTGTTTATTATGTTCTTCGTATCTAGCTTTCAATTTATTATAAATTTCTATTCCACCACGTTTGGCGGATAGATCATCATCTTGTGCAACTAGGAAAGAAAGTTCAGCATCAACACGCTGTTCACTTAACGGCCCAGCATCCAATAATTCGCGTATTCTAGCCAATATTTTAGGTTTTCTTAAGTTTTCAGAAGCCATAGCACCAGCCGTATTATAGTTTATTGGATTATCTTCGTCGCCATAGGATTCCATGGCAGCTTTAGTACCTTTACCCATATAATAAACATATTTTTGACAGAAGAGTTCTTCTTTTTCCGATAACAATTCACCATCTTTTGTTTTACTAGTTAGAGATGTTTCTCTAGTAAGTTTAGGCATTAGTTGGTATTTTATGGACTAATTCTTCTTGCATGGTTTTTAGGGCTAACTTCCACAGGATGAGTGCTTTTTGAACATCTTGAATTAGAATTGGCTTGTTCACTGAAACTTGAGATGACCCAGTCTGAGTATTCAGAATTATAACCATTGAAAAAGTCTTTAAATGTATAATACTTCTGCTTCACGATAATACTATATCAAATAAGAGATAGATAGTCAAGAATAGAGAGAACTTTCTACCTATTATGGGGAAAAGTTAAAAATAGGTAGTTTTTAGGCTTGTTAGAGTTGTTAGTGGTTGTTAGAGTGAACTCTAACAGGTTTTTTTGGCTTGCTGTTCTATATATATATAATTCTGTTAGAGTGTTAGAGTAATATATATATAAGGCTTACACGCGAGAGAGTATAAAAGTGTGTGTGTGTGTATATATATATAATGTCTCCTCGCAAAATACTCTAACATTCTAACAAATCGAGTTATGGTCTAGTTGAAGCCTAAAACTCTGTTAGAGTATGGTCTATCAAACACTAACAATGTTAGAGTTGTCCATTTTTGACTATTAAACTTTAAGCGATAAACATGAATTATAAAACTCTAACAAGATTTGTAAAGTAAGGTATAAAAATATAGAAAAAAATGATAAAAAAACACTAACAAGAATTTTGAATTATAAAACTTTGATAAGATTTGTAAAACAAAAAAAGGAAAAGGAGTTTTACAATTTTAAAAAATTGTGTATTATGGAAAGTGTAATAAAATTAACTACCACGCCATGACCAGGACAATTATAATTAAATCACCCCCAGTAATTAAAAGTGACGTGGTAGTTACTTCCAACGTTTTGGGATTTACTGGGGGTGATTTGCGTATAAAGCATCCATTGTATAGTTTTTTTAAATATTTTTCTGAGTCAATGATTGTTGTTTCTGATTGGGATTTAGGTGGGACTAGAATGATAGCGCATAAGTTTTGGTGGGAATTTTCACTTAAGGAATTAAAGAAATATAATCTTAAGAATAAATATGGAATTTATTTTACACCTTGTAATATGAAGCAACCTAGGCATTTATTAAGTAATTTTAAGAGTATTAACTCTTGGTATTGTGATATTGATATATCTAGTAAGGATGAAATTGTTACTAGGGAAGAGATAGAGGAAAGGAAATCTAGGAAATTAGGAGAGATATACATGCTTGATTCACAATATTATAGTTTAGATCAAGATTTATATCGTCCTAGTTTTATTATTGAAACTAGAAATGGATTTCATTTATATTGGTTAGCGTGGACTGATTCCGATGGGAGTTATGCTCCATCATTAGGACTGTTTGATTATATTGAAGAGAATATAGCTAAAAGATTAAATGGTGATTTTAAAGCTAAGAAGTATGTTCAACTTATGCGTGTACCTGGATTTTATAATTGGAAAGAAGAAGAAGGGTTTGCCTGTAGAGTAATTCCTGAATTTAACTATAGGCAAAGTGATATATTTAGAGAATACTGTGAAGATGAATGGATTGATTTGTTTGGAGAAAAGAAGGAGGAAGAATGGAAGCCTAAGAAATATAGCGAATTATCTCCTTCTATCGTGTCTTTAAAAAGGGGTAAAAAGACAAAGGATATAGATATATTTGAATATGTTGCAAATATGCCGCAAGAAAAAGCGTTAGCAATGTTATCGGGGTTGCCATGTGTTAATGGAGAAGTATATACATTTAAGCCGACAATGGGTGGAAGACATTTGAATATTTATATTAATGGAAAATTAGCTTCACCTTTTATAGATTTAGAAAAGAATATGATATTTTGTTTTAGGGGAACAGGATATGGAAGTCCGAATGTTATTCAATGGTTAAAATATTATAATCCTATATTTGTAAAAGAACCTAGTTTATTGGCCGCCGAACTTCGTAGAATTTATTTACCAACCGAAAATGAAAAATAAAAAAGAAACAGGAATAGTAAGTGGAGATAGGGAAACTTTTTTTTGCAAACCTATTGTAGATAAGAGTGGAGAAATTAAGGGAGTATTAAGAACTTCTATAGCAAATTTTTCATTAAAGCGTATTGGAGTAGGTCGACAAGCTGTATTTATGGAGGAAGATATAAATGATGATATTGAATATTGGAGAATGGAATATTTATCTCATAATCATAAAGAGCCTTATATTATAAATATGCCTATAAAGATATTCTCAGATGTTAAAAGTTTTCAGCAATTTGTAATGAAGTATGATGGCTCATTTACTGGTACATCGGCACATTTATCTGCATGGGTTAGTAGACTGGAAATGAAAGAAGAAGGAGACCCAAAAGATATAGAATTTTATATTATAGATAATCTTTATGGCAGATGGTTTATAGGCGATAAGGATGTTTGGGTATTTAGGAATGGTTTTTATATGGATGGAGAATTTCGGGAGATGCAAGGATTTCTTGAATATGATAATGGAAAAAAGGGATTAGTTATGGAAATGAAAGAGAATAAAGACATGGCTCCATTCTTTGATAAAAATGTAGATATACCTGAATCAGCAGATGAGATTGAGGATATATTTTTAACATTAAGCGAATTTTTCCCAAATATACCAATAGTAATGGTGCTTATAACGGCTTTTTATGCGAGTAGTTTACGTTATTCAGATTTCTTTAAAGCTTTGGGAATAAAACGACATCCAATTTTACAAGTATCAGGGAAGACATCTACTGGTAAAACTGAACTTTTTACTTCATTATTAAATAAACTTGTAGGATTACAGGATGTCGATGCAGGTAGTTGGCACAGTACTTCTCCTTTTGTTAATGAAAAATCTCTTTCCCTAGTTTCTCATTTCCCTCTTATTCGAGACGAATATAGAGAAAATGGGAAAGAAAATGCAAGAAAGATGGAATTAATAAGATCAGCATTTAATAGAGTACCAGTTAAAAAAGGAACTGTGGAACTTGACTTAGTGGGATTTCCTGTTAGATCGACTTTAATACTTCTTGGAGAAAATGCGCCATCTGATCCAGCTAATAGAAATCGTTGTATATCTATATCTATGGGAACAGAAGATAAGGTTTGTACTCAGAGATGGATTGAGATAAAGGATCAGTCAAAAGATTGGTTTAAGTTTTTTTTATATGTAATTAATAAGAAGATAGATGCAGAACAGGTTAAAAAGGATTATAACTTTTTTATTGAGAATATAAAGTCAGCAGATAGGACAGGAGAAAATTATGCTCAGTTATTAACTGTACATTGTGCATTATTTGTAGATGCCAATAGAGAAAATAGACAAATTATCCTTGATGCTCTGCTTGATGATACTAGAAAATACATAGAATCTTTTAGCGACGATGAGCGAGACGACGATGGAGTAGCACAATTTATGAATACATTTGAGTCAGCAATAGCACGAACAGGAGGAAAATTAAAAATGGGAGACTATATAAAATTTACTGATAAAGAAGTTTATTTATATATTTCGGGAATGGGAGATGTTATGGATTCTAGCCAAAAGGAAAGGATTTTAAATCCTAGAGACGTAAGAAATATATTAAAGAAAGAATATATGGCAGAAACAGGAGAGAATACTAGAATCGGTCAATTCCAAATTACTAGATCATGTGTTAAAATTAAAATAACTAACTGTCCACAAGTTATAAATGATTTTAGAGAAAAGATAGAAGCCGAAGAAGATGCAGGAAATAGTAAAAATAATATAATTTATTAATTATGACACTAGATGAATTTTATAAAGATAAATCTCTAAAGACAGCAATGTTCCAAAAAATGTGTGCTGATGGTATAATATCCTTTGAGACCGAAATTTATAAAGATGGAAAAATGAAAATAGAAACAATTTATCTTTGTGATTACTGTTGTCAGCCAATTTCCGATAAATCGTGGGCATGTAAAGGAGCAGGAATAGATGGAAAATATAGTATTCATACTAATTGTTCATTAAAATTATTAAAATCTCGCCAAAGGTCGAATGGCGTTAATATATAATCACTAATAAAACAACACATTTTAACACAACAAAATTATGTCAAAAAAAGATTCAGGAGTAAAAACTCCAGCAGAGGTAGTCGCTCAAGATGAGCTAGAAAATCTTGTAACACTAGATTTCGCTTCAAAGGAAGATTCTAAACAAACAGATTTCTTACCACTTGAGGAAAATATCTACAAAATGACTGTAGATAAAGCAGAAGTTCGTCAAAGACCGAACTATAACGATCCTAGTGTAATGGAGAATGTAATAATGATTACTTTTTCCGTAGAAGGAACTGTTTCAGGTGAGCCGATAAAAGATATTAACGGAAATATACAAGAACCAAATAGCCGTAAATTTTGGGAATTTCTATCTACTACAGCAAAAGGTTTTAGGGGAGATGGGAAACCTAGTAAAACTAGAGCTTGTATATTCGCTCTTATGGGTAAAGACCTTCAAGATGAATTTAAAGGTGTAAAAACAGAAGACCTTGAGGGAAAATCATGCAAGGTTATGCTTGAATTAAAAGACAAAAAAGATGGTACTCTTAAAAATTCAGCCGTAAAATATAGTATTTTATAATAATGGAACTGGATTTTGAATATAAAGATTCCAATAAGAAAACCCGACCTACTCGACCAGGGCGGGTTTTTAATAGCCGTATATTCCTATATGAATGGAAAAAATCTAATCCCGAAAATGCTAAACGATTCCAGAAATGGTTAGATAATAAAGACTATTCAGATCACGATTTTAACCAAGAAGTAAATGACTACTGTGAATGGATCTCCGAACCACCAGATTTTATAGATTGACAAATGTACTTTACCTATATATAATAGAAAACAGAAAATAACCAACTAAATATGACAGGTAAAGAACTTTCAACTCTGCTAAAGCGATATAAAATAACCCAGCAAGCACTGGCGAATTATTTCGATATCACTAGACAAGCCGTACATTACTGGACAAAACAAGAAAACACTCCAAAACCATGGGGCATACTTTTAAAACAATTCTTTGATAATGTCAAAGCAAAGGAGCTTGACGATAATATTAGAAAGGAATATAATGGGGGTGACACTGAAACAGAAAGCCAAAGTCAAAATGACATAACGGCCTAAAACGAGAAACATCGTGTCACAAACAAAAGAGGTTGAGGAGAGTCCGCTCTTCCGTTCTCCTCAGCCTCTACTCTCTCTATTCTCTAACAAAACAAACTATGCAATGTCCTACGTGTAAAAATGAATTAGTACAATGTTATAGCCGTGATGGATCTAGAGATGAAGATGCGGCTTGGTGTGAGCATTGTAATTTAATATGGACTTCTGATGATTTCGCACCAGATTTTGATTCTTTAGCCAAAGATGACAATGAAGAATAATTTTAAAGAAATTACTCCTCCACCATGTAGTCCTACTACAATAATGGGATATAATAAATGGATTGATATTGAATTAGCAAAATTGATAAAGATGCTTAATACTCCTACTTTTAGACCAATAGATAATAAAAAACTTAATTATGAAAAAGATAATTAAATATGTAGACCTTGACACTTGTATAAAGGAACATATTAGAATAAGGGAATTTAAAATTAAACAATGTAGAATAGCCACCGTTAGAAAGGAGTTAAACGATCAGATTCAAAAACTTAAACAGATGCTAGTATGAAATCATTATACTTACCAATAAGAATTGTTAAAAATTTAAGAGCTGGAAAATATATATTTGTAACAGATGATAAAAGAGGAATAATTGTACTTAGTTACTTTTCTAACAAAAATAAACATGACAAAAAAGTCAGAGTATCCAAGAAAACCAAAAGCAAAAGGAGAACCAGTAAAGAGTTATCGAGATTATCTAAGAGAGAACGCAAATAAGCCAGAGTATAAGAATATGTCAATATTACAAGATTCATTAGTTAAAAACCTATTAGATGAAAAAAATACTTAGACAAAAAGATTTTACTAAGAAGGAATTAGAATGGATAAAAGTAGCCTTAATAACTACTCATGAAATATTGAACCATTATGACCAGAAGAAATTTATAAAAGAATTATTAAAAGATAAATTTAATTATGAAATTATATGAAACCATAGCACAGTGGATATTAGCAATTCTTACGGTTATGGCAGTAGGAATGGTACTATATATTATAGCCTATGTATTATTTAACTTAAAATCAGTATGGGATTTAGAAGCACTTTTATAACAAATAACTGTTGGATGGAAGTTCCAGAATGGTTTGTAGAAAAGTATCCAGATTATAGTTATTTAAAATTAAATGAAAAATCTACATTTGCAATTGCTCAATTATGGGAAAGTAAATTTTACGAAAAGCTTTCCGAGGATGAAAGACTTAAAGATATACAAAGGGTTTTGCTAGAAGTAAATAGGGATGAAATAGTGTTAATATTACTACACGAATGTGGAGGAATAACTAGGGTTAAAATTACAAAAACTGAAATTATAGGAAGTGAACCCGTAACATGGAAAAAAGTAGAATACGTTGAACATAATTACTGCTATGGATGTTCAGACATTCAAAAGATTCTCCATGAGGGGAACGACCATGGTGTGTAGAGTGCGAACAAAGGCTTTTAGAACAAGTTAAATCAATAATCAATAACACATAACAATATGGAAGATAAAATAAAGGAAATAGAAAGAGTGGCGATGAATATTGTTTATCAACTTGATGATGACTCAAAATTGAGTGTGGAATATAGACAGGCGAATAACGATAGAAGAATTGATTTTGTAGCAATCATTTTAGGAGAAGCTCTCACCTCCTACAAGAAGAAGCTGTTGGAGGGATTGCCAAAAAGAAAACACAAGGGAAACAGAAAATATAGGACGCTACTAACGGAAGAAGAATACGGCTTCAATGCCTGCTTAGAACAAGTAAAACAACTAATCAATAACCCAAAGTAAATATGGAAGATAAATACATA